TGTAGTGAAGATTCTGCATATCCAGCAGCTCCGGATAGCGAATATGGCTGGGAAAAATTATTCAGTGAACGTATGTATTTGGCATATAATAGAAATTATGGATTGCCTATTCGGATTGGACGTTTTCATAATATTTTTGGTCCTTATGGATCTTGGAATAATGGAAAAGAAAAAGCCCCGGCAGCAATTTGTCGAAAAGTTGCGTCAGCAGAAGAAGGTAGATCCATTGAAATTTGGGGAGACGGAAAACAAACAAGATCATTTTTATATATTGATGAGTGTTTAGACACTATTGAAAAGTTTATGAAATCAGACTTTTTGGGACCAATGAACATTGGCTCTGAAGAAATGGTTTCAATCAATGAACTTGCAAACCGAGTGATGTCAATTGCAAATAAAAATGTTACAATTCAAAATAAACCCGGACCAGAGGGAGTTCGCGGAAGAAATTCTGATAATACTCTAATGCGAGAAAAATTAAATTGGGCTCCAAGCGCTCCGTTGAATGAAGGGTTAAAAAAGACCTATGAGTGGATCAATAGTATGGTAAATCCATCTACTTGATTTTTATATCAACTTATGGTATAATCATCACATGGCAAAGTCAAAACCGAAGAAACCCAAGAAGAAAAAAGACAAGGATGGCGATTATGTAGATAACGCCCGTCTGTACCAAGAATTAGTAGATTACAAGAAGAAGAAGGAAGAAGCAGAAGACGCGGGAAAAAAGAAGCCTAAGTTACCCGATTACATAGGCGATGCGATTTTAAAGATAGCCAGTAGATTATCTTACCGTCCCAACTTTGCCAATTACAGCTACCGCGAGGAGATGGTCTCCGACGCGGTTTTAAATTGCATTACGTATATCGATAACTTTGATCCGGACGTTTCAAAGTCTCCGTTCGGATATCTTACCCAGATTTGCTGGTTCTCTTTTGTAAGAATCATAAACAAGGAAAAGAAGGAAAAGTACGTACAGTACAAGCTTGCGGAAAGCAAGAACGATCCTGAATTCCACAAATGGTTCAACGAAAAGTTTTCCGGAGTAGAGAACGGCTTCAAGGATGCTTTTGGAATCGGTGAAGCCGAGGTGGAAAAGATGGACAAGCAACTTGCTGGCAAGAGGAAAGGCCGCAAGAAAAAGACACCAGACGGAGGTTCCTTGAATGTGTAAGGCAGTCATTCTGAATGACACTCATTTCGGATTCAAGGGAGACTCGACAACGGTAAACGAATATTTCATCAGGTTCTTTGAGAACCAGCTTTTTCCTTATATCGAGGAAAATAAAATACAATATGTGTTCCATCTTGGCGATTTGTTCGACCGGAGAAAATACATCAACTTCAGAACGCTCAATCAAGTAAGAGAGCGGGTTCTGGATGTGTTTGAAAAATTGGGGACAGAGAATCACATCATCTGCGGAAACCATGATACTTTTTTTCGCAATAACAACTCACTGAATTCTCTTACCGAACTTCTTTCCAAATACAAGAACTGGAAAGTCTATTCGGAACCTACTATGGTAAACTTCGGTCCAGAGGACAAGTATTGCGCCGCATTGTTGCCTTGGATCAATCCAGAGAATGAGCAAAAGTCCGCTGAGTTCATCAAAGATGTTCCTTGCTCTATTTTGATGGGACATCTTGAACTGGCCGGGTTTCAGAGCATTCGTGGGGTGTTTATAGATGCCGGATACGACCCAAGTCATTTTGCCAAGTTTGAATATGTATTGACCGGACATTACCATGTATCCTCCCGTAGAGACAATATTTACTATCTGGGAACCCAATATCAAATGTCTTTTTCTGACGTTTGGGAGAAGAAGGGATTCCATGTATTTGATTTTAAAACAAGAGAACTTCAGTTTATCGAGAATCCGGAGAAGATATTCTTCACTATAGATTATAATGAAGATGAAAAGATAAATTTAAACTTTGAAACATATAAAAATTCGTTCGTCAAGATATTTGTGAAGAAGAGAACGAAGAACAATTTGTTTGAAAAGTTTATTGATAAATTCTATGAGGTCGGGGTTGCGGAGCTTGCAATCGCGGAAGAAACTCAACAAGAAAAGACAGAACTGGACATAGATATAGAAAAAGATACTCTGCAGCTTCTGTATGAGGAAGTCAATCTTATTGAAGAGAAGGTTGACAAAAATATGTTGCATGATATAATTACTACGACTTATCAAACTGCCTTGGCAGGGGATATAGATGATTGAGTTCAAAAAAGTAAGATTTAAAAATTTTGGTTCTTTCGGCAACAACTTCAGCGAAATAGATCTAGATACCAAGAAGCTCTCTTTGGTAACGGGGATAAACGGCCACGGAAAGTCATTTGCTTTTCTTGATTCCTTGTGCTTTGGTCTTTTCGGGAAGCCTTTCAGGCCAATCAATATTCCTCAGTTGACCAATGCAGTGAATGGCAAGAACTGCTTGGTAGAGATTGAATTCAACAAAGGAAAGACTCAATACCTTGTTCGCAGGGGATTGAGTCCTAAATTATTTGAAATATTCAAGAATGGCGAAATGATCAACCAGAACGCCAAGTCCAAAGACTATCAAGAAATGCTTGAGCAAACAATCTTGGGATTCAGCTATGCTGCTTTCAAGCAAGTGGTGATATTGGGCAAGAGCTCTTTCATTCCATTCATGCAGTTGACTCCGGCAGAGCGAAGAAAGATCATCGAAGGACTTCTGGATCTAGACATCATTGCCGCAATGGGAACGGTCGTGAAGTGCAAGCTCTCCGAACTGAAGAGCGAGATACAGACTACCAACGGAATGCTCACCATTGCGAAGGAAAAGCTTAAGTCCCAGCAAGAAATATTAAGGCAAGTTCAGCAAAACCATGAAGAGTTGGTCGAAAAGAACAGAGCAAAGATAGTCGATCTGGAATCCGAGAAGACAGAGGTTGATGCCAAGAATTCCTCTCTTTTAGATGATATCAAGAAGATAAAGGAAACGATCAACGAAAAGGAAAAAGAAATTCAAAAATTGAATTCATTAAAGATTCTTGAGACGAAGATGAAAACTCAATATGAATCTTTGATGGAAGAAATTGCAAACACAGAAGGCAAATCATCGTGTTCCTGCTGTGGCCAAGAACTCAATGAAAAGGCAAAGTGCAATATTTTGAATGATAAGTATGTAAAGCGTGATGAATTTGAGACGGCGTTGAAAGAAATTTCTCTTAAGCTTGAAGCTTTATCTGGAATGGAGGAAAAAAGAGAAGAACTAAATTCAACGTTGAAAAGATGGAACATCGATCAAAGTGTATTTTCAAAAGAAAAACAAATTCTTCAGAACAGAATTGATGAGATGAATGAAGAAATTGAAGATCTTGAGAAAAAACATCTAGACAACAACAAAATTTATGATAAAATTAACGAAACGAAAAAAGAAATACTTGAAAAATCTGAAACATACGAAAAGGCAGTCAAGGAGCAGATACATTATGATGTTGTGTATGATATGCTGCGCGATAGCGGCCTGAAGAGCAAGATAATCAAGCATTACGTTCCTATAATTAACAATTACGTGAACAAGTATCTTGAAAGACTCAATCTTTATGTCGATTTCAACCTTAACGAGGAATTTAAGGAAACCATCAAATCCAGATATAGAGATGAATTCTCTTATTCTTCTTTCTCCGAGGGAGAGAAACAAAGAATCGATTTGGCCATTCTCTTGACTTGGCGTGAAATTGCAAAGATGAAGAACAGCCTCAACTGCAATCTTTTGATATTCGATGAAATTTTAGATTCATCCTTAGATGGACAAGGAACAGAGACTTTCCTAAAAATACTTTCCAAAATGAAAAACAAATGTTCAGTATTCATTATTTCACACAAAAGTGATCAGTTAATAGATAAGTTTGACCAAGGAATCCAAGTAGAAAAGAAAAACAACTTTTCAAAAATTAAAATTGTATAAGCCATGAATGAAGAAAATTTTCAAAAGTTTACAAACCGTTCAAAGAAGAATAAGTTTCGCAATGAAAACGGACGCAAGCGCAACAAGCGCGAACGTCGCAATGACAGATATAAAGGAAAACAGATCATAGAAGGCTTGATTTCCGATGGTGATTCAGTGTATAATAGGAACAATGATGACAAAAACTAAAATCAAACTGTCTCGTAACACTCTTTCAGTTTTCAAAAACTTTGCTTCGATCAATTCAAATCTGTTGATCAAGCCCGGAAACATGCTCAAGACAATTGCACCGAGCCAGTGTCTTTTGGCCGAGGCCAAGGTAGAAGAAGATTTTCCCGTGGAGGTAGCCATTTGGGATCTTGGTCAGTTCCTAGGGGTAATCAGTCTATTTGATGAGCCGGAGTTTGAGTTCAATGATTCGTATGTCTCGATTCAGTCTAACAACTCTTCGGTTAAGTACTTCTATGCATCAGCCTCTTTGCTGACTGTCCCGAAGAAGAACCTGTCTGTTCCTGAGTTCACTCAAGAGTTTGAATTGACTCACAGCACATTCTCAGAGCTGACGAAGGCGGCATCGGTACTGCAGGTCTCTGACGTGGAGATCAAGGGCGAGAATGGGATTATTTCCATGACTGTCTCCAAGAAGAATGATCCTAGCTCAAATTCCTACTCGGTTGAAGTGGGCGAATGCAGCGACGATTTCTCGTATGGTCTGGACATGGGCAATCTAAAGCTCCTTCCCGGGGATTATACGGTATCTTTGTCCGACAGCATCGTTAGCAAGTTTGCCCATTCAAGCATCGGCTTGAATTACTACATCGCAGTAGAAAAGAACTGAGGAATAAATGATCTCACCAGAGATTGCTGACTTGATTTGGGTCGAGAAGTATCGACCCAAATCTATTTCTGATTGCATTCTTACCAAAGAGTTGCATGGTATTTTTTCCGGAATTGCTAAGAGCAAAAAGATGATTAATCTAATGCTTTCCGGCAAGCCGGGAACTGGAAAGACCACGATTGCAAGAGCGCTTTGCCAAGACTTGGGACTAGATCATATCGTGATCAACTGCTCAGAGCAAAACGGCATCGATACTCTTCGTACCACAATCAGGTCATTCGCGTCTACCAAGTCGCTGCACGGGGGCAAGAAGGTAATCATTCTAGATGAGTTTGATTATGCAAATCCCCAGTCCATGCAGCCTGCGCTCAGAGGGGCAATTGAGGAGTTTGCTCCTAATTGCAATTTTGTTCTTACTTGCAATTACAAGAGCAGAATCATCGACCCTCTGCACAGCAGATGCACGGTAATTGACTTCAATTTTCCTCCGGAGGAAAGATCGGATATTGCCAAGAAGATGATGGCAAGATGCGAATCGATTCTTAAGCAGGAAAAGGTCGAATACCAGACCGAAGTCATCGCAAACCTCATCATCAAGTATTTTCCTGATTTTCGCAGGGTCATCAATGAACTGCAAAAATATTCGGCCTCCGGTAAGATCGACATCGGAATCCTTGCCAACAAGCAGGATGAAAATGTAAAGGAATTGGTCGAATACATGAAAAAGAAGGACTTTGCTTCCTGTAGGAAATGGATAGCAACCAGCCCCGAGACGGGATCTCCAGACTTCTTCAGAAAGCTCTACGATGCTCTATATCAAGTCCTAAAGAAACCAACGGTTCCCGGTATGGTTCTGATCGTGGCAGAATACCAGTACAAGGCTGCTTTCGTAGCAGACCAAGAAATCAACAATATGGCAATGGTTTGCCAGTTGATGATGGATTGTGAGTTTGAATAATGCAATTAAAAGATTTTCTGAACACGATAAACAACTCTAAGGAAAACGTGATCGATACCGATCAGAAGGTGGAAAAATTGTATCCACCTTTTGTCGTAAACAGGTGTTTTTCTTACTTTCCCGACACGATCTTCATCGTAAATCAGATAAATTGTCTGGGAAATGCGGATAGAAAGCTGCAATACGACTACCTTCTCTATTCCGTCAGGCCAAAAAAGCGGTTTGCCCCTTGGCAGAAGAAAATAGACGATCAGGATGTGGATTTGGTAAAACAGGCATATGGGGTTTCCGAGAAAAAAGCCTTGGAAATCATTGATCTTTTGAATCCGGAAAAACTTGAAAAAATAAGAAATTCTCAATTTACTGGTGGACATAAATAATAGTGTTCGTCAGGAGTTGAAATGTCACATTCAAATGAAGATTTATTCAAAGGCGTGGGAGTACCCGTTCGCCTTACCAAAAAAGAGAATTATCTGGTAATCAAGGAAACTCTGGAAAGAATCGGAGTTAGCCCAAAAAACAAGAAAGTTCTATATCAATCTTGCCATATATTGCACAAGAACGACCATTACATAATTGCTCATTTCAAGGAGCTTTTCAAGCTAGATAACTTGAAGTCGGATGTTTCAGATGAAGATCTGCTCAGAAGAAATGCAGTTGTAAACCTTCTTCAGGACTGGGATTTGATTGAAGTTCTGAATCAGGAAAAGATCAAAAATAAGATGCCAATTAATGGCATTAAAATTTTAAGATACGAAGAAAGAGATGACTGGGACTTGATCCCAAAATTTAATACAGGAACATTGAGAAAATTCTTTTCGGAGTGAATAATGAATAATATTACCTTATGCATGATCGTAAAAAACGAATCGCACATCATTAAAGATTGCATTCAATCTTTATCAAAATACATTGACAATTATGTAATTTGCGATACAGGATCCACGGACAATACCAAGCAAATCATCAAGGAATACTTCGATTCCGTAAACGTGCCCGGTGAAATCCATGACCACGAATGGGAAAACTTCGGGGCAAACAGGACGAAGGCTCTTGACATGTGCAGAGGCAAGAGCAAATGGGTGATCATGATCGATGCCGACGATTACATCGAAGGTGACATGCCAACCGATTTTAATGATGAAATTGACGGTTATACCGTAAATATTCGCAGAGGAAATTTTGAATGGAAGCGAGCACAGATCTTCAATCTTGCCCGCAAGAATTGGCATTACGTTGAGCCTATCCATGAATACCCATTCTGCGAACAGCCCATGAATGTGCAGCACTTATCTGGAAACTATTCCTTCCAAGTAAGAACTGCAGGATACCGAACAATTTCATGCGCTACTCAGCAAGAGAAATATTGGAAAGATTACGAATTATTGAAGAAGGCAATGGAAACAGACCCGACTTCGCAAAGAAAGCAATTTTATCTCGCGCAATCAGCATTCGATTCTCACAGATGGGACATTGCGGAACAAGAATACCAAAAGAGAGTTGAGATGGGAGGATGGAATGAAGAAATGTTCTTCGCGCAACTCCGTGTCGGCATCTGCAGAGAAATGCAGCAAAAACCCGTCGAGCAGATCGCAGACGCATTCCTCAAGTCATGGGAGATGCGGCCTC